GAAAGTGCCTTTACATCTTCTTCTAATTCCTTGATTACTTCGTCAAGGTCAAAGTCTGATTCCGACCAGTCATCGTACCAATCAGTTGATGAATCGGTTTCACCTTCACCACTCATATCATCATCTGCCGAAGCATTTGCTGCTGGTGATGGTTCCTTGTTGTCACCTGTTCCGATTGTTGATGAATCGGCTGGCATTTCTGATGAACCTACTGGTTCACCGTCTTGGAATGGTTCTTCCTTTGCCTTTTCTGCACCTTCTGTTGCTTCCATTGCTTCAGCGCGTAGGCGCTTTGCTAACATGGACTTGATTTGGGGTGTGAATGTTTCTTCTAATGCAATCTTTGCATTTGCGATTGCTGTTTGACGAACAGCTTCTGCGTCTGCAATTGCTTGCTTTAAAAGTTCGTTCTTGATTTCTGCCATATAATGCCTCTCGTTGTGTTTCAATAGTTATTCTGAACTATTATACGGTTATAAATACAAAAGCATAGACACCCCAAAAGAGGTGTAATCTATATAATATATATTAGTTGTTTTACAAAAAACACCATTTTTTACCATTCGGTGTTCTTTTTCTTTTCTACCTTCTTTTCTTCACGTATTCTACGACGAAGTGCTTCTTGTCTCTTTAATATTTTTTTCTTTGACCGCTTCACATAAAATTCGCGGCGTTTTACTTCATTTACTATTTCTGCTTTCTTAACCATTTTAGAGAATTGTCTAAGTGCTCTATCTAAATCACCTAGACTTTCTCCTCTTACTTCAACGTACATACAACCTCCTTAATATTATCGTGTAACCAACTTATATGCAGTTGCCACCATCTTTTCCATCGGAAGTGCTAACATTTTCTTACGATTGTCTGGTGCCAACTTATGTAAAACTTTAGTAAGTAATGCTGCGGTATAGACATCAATCAAAGTTCCATCAATTTCTGCTGGGTGTTTATCCTTAACAATACTTAAAATCTTACTTTGTTTTTCACTATAGTTTTCATCGGTAGTGACCAGCTTTGGGTCATTTGATACGGTTGGTGTCGTATCGTTCGATGCAACAGGAAAATCGGACACAGGAATTGCTCCTGCAACTTCATCTTTTTTCTTTGGTAATTTGGAGATTGGAGTTGATGCGTATTTCTTTACATCACTTTTCGACATAGTTTGTGCCAACTTTTGTGCAGTTGGACTAAAATCTGTTGCCTTTGCTCTTCCAGTTTGGATAGCATGAACAATACCAAATAGTTTTTGTTGTGCTTTACTGACTGCTGGCATCCTATCTCTCCAAATATAATTCTGGTCTAACGTAACGAAACTTACGCATCAATTCACCTGCTACCGCGTTTGCTTCGTTTTCTACAGGTGACCCATCACTACCATCAGCGGGTTTTCCTTCTTCCCGTTGTTTGTGATGTACCAATTCATGCCCCAAAGTTCGTAATACATCGGCAATATGTCTATTACCCTTGACAATTACAATTTCATTTGTATCTGGTCTGTATGTCCCAAATGTCAAATGTTCTTTGGAATAATCACTACCAACGAATTTGATACTCGCAGGTAGTGATTTTAGTTGTAGCTCCTTAGCGACAAACTTTACAAACTCATCTGTAATATTTTCATTTAGTAAAGCTTTAAGTCGCATATGCGCCATATTACTTGGTCTTTTTCTTACCGTTAATCTTCTTTGCAACCTTCTTGCCAGTTGTCTTAACTGCCTTAACTGCTGCAACTGCGTCTGCCAAATCTACCTTACCATCACCATTAACATCAACTGCCTTAACTGCAACTTCTTCAACCTTCTTAGTTGCTTTTAATAATGGTGCTGGTGCTTGCATCATCTTACGATTGATGAAGTAGATTGCAACTGCTAAACCTAATACTAATAATAGAAACGTTGTCATAAAAACTCCTTTTACTTTAGTTCACCTAAGAAGTCGTAAATCAAAGTATCAATACGACTATAGGGGGTAATGATTTGACTACCCTTGTTTTCGTTGATAAATGCTCCGTGGGTACTTGGATTACTGACGATATCAAAACAAATAAGATTGAAGTCATCTTGAACTTCTACAGCGTTTTCACCAATTTGTTTGACCGAACCCATACCACGGGAAGAAACTCCCAAACGGATATTGTTCTTGATTAATTCACGAACAATATTTCCAGATGGTGTTGATAATATTTCAATGTTGCCCTTTACATCTTCACCTTCAAACCAGAGTTCGGTGACGTTGCAACATACATTTTTTAAATTTACGACTGGACTTTCTGGATGGTCTAATTCACCCAATGCTCGTCGTTGTGTAACAAAGTTATTCTTGTATGCGATTGCTTCACGAGCTAAGATTTCTTTTGGATACACACGACCATTTTGGTTCTTGAAGTCAGCACGTTGTAACAATACGTCTTTCAAAACAAGTGGTTTTGAAACGTCTGCTGCTTCACTTAATAATGCTCTGTCATACGAAATGACGTTATATTCGACTAATAGTGCTTGCATATTATTGTCCACGGATTTCACGGATACGTGTTGCAACCCCAAGAAGTTTTGCTTCTAACTTCAATAATCCTTGTTGCGTACGCTTCCATAGTTGTTCACTTGCGATACCTGATTCGTTCTTTAAACGTGCGTTCATTTTGATGACACGTTCGATTTCTTGTAAATTTCTGTTTAATTGCGAAATAGCTTCTGCAATCTTTCTGTGTGGTGTCTTTGTTGTGTCGTTCTTATATTCGTAATACTTGTTTTCACTTAATTCTTTCTTGACAATTTCCATCTTGTCAGCTGGACGATTTGCGTCCTTTTCACCTTTTGGAGTCAATTTAAATCCTGTGGTTGCTGTTGCAATATGCTTTGCACGTGCAACACTCTTTTCCTTATTACCACGAAATGCGTATGGAGTTAAATATCCAGGAACACTTGCTGTTGTGGTTGCTTCATCAAGTTCTTTCTTGATGAGTTCACGGATAAGTTCACGAAGTTTTTGTACGTTATCCATAGATTAACTCTTTAAAGTGTCTAATGTCTTGGTAATTTCCAAGGCAATTAACAACGCAGTCATATGGTTTTCCTTAATGACTTGTGCTGTTTTAATCTTTTCTAATTGGGTGATTACTTCGGATAATTTAATCTTGGTAATCTTATTATCAACTCTATTCAACTTTGACTTGATTTCTGCAACCAATTCCACTGCAGCGTTGACTGCGTAATTACGAAGTGCTGTAGAATTAGATACGTTATAGATGTATTCACGAAGAAGGTCTTTTTGACGATCATCAAGTTCAACGTATTTTTGATTGAACTTTTCCATTAAAATCTTGTAGGTTAACAAACGTAAATCTTCTTCTTGACCCTTCATTGCTTCAAACAATGCGGTGTCGTTCTTAATTTCCTTACTGATAATCTTACCACTTAAATGTTCGACAATGGTGAACTTGGCTTCGACCATACCTTCAATTTCGTTGAAGTCTTGGATTTCGTTCACTGCACCATCGAACACTTTATATACAGAAGCATAAACTTTATAGGACGGAATACGGGCATTTAAAAATTCTTTTAAATCGTAGTTATTTTTAATTTCACGAATTAGCTTATATTTCTGTGTATTTAGTGCTGTTTCGTTTAACTTTTTACGTTGTGATACTAATACGTTGATAAGTTCAAATGCCTTTGTTTCACTGAGTTGGTTTGCATTGAAAAATGAACGATAGAGTATCAATTCTTTACCGAGTTCGGTTTTAGAATTAAAATACTCTTTCATTAGCTTAACCGCAATGTCACCACTGCGGTTTTCCAATGCATCTGAGGTAATTTTACGGACTAATAGTTCAAATAGTATGCCCGTATTCCGAATTTTGTTATGCTTGACGTTTGCTTTCATAAACATCCCATTTTGGTGACAGTATACCGTCATATATTAAATATAACGAATATTAATAAGACTTTAATTTTCTAGGTCTAAAATGTTACTTTCATCTAACAAGGAACCAGTTGGTTCTACATCTTCCATCAAAACTTTCTTTGATGGTTTCTTAACTTGACTGATTAATGCTTGGATTTCCTTTGTTAGTGCAAGTGGTGATTTGCGTTTATCATTTCTTTGTTTTCTAACAGTCAAGGAAGCCATATTTTCTTTGTGACCGAGTGGATCACGACCACGGGGATGACTGTCTTGACCGAACTTCATACCGACTTTTGGACGACCCATCTTAGCTTCTTCCAATTCTTCTTCCGGAACTTCCTCTAATTCACTTTCTTCTTCAGAAGGTTCTAATGAAGCTAAAATTGTATCTACGTCATCAATCTGTTGCTCTTCTTCTTCAGTTGGTGGTGTTGGTGTATCGTCCGCTGGTTCTCCTTCTGGTGCTGCTCCACCCATTTCTGGACCACCAGGTGCTGCTCCTGGTTGTTGTGGTTGTGCGGCTGCTTCCAATCCTGCCATTCTCTTTACATCTTCTTGAATTTTCTTTTGTTCTTCTGCAATTTCATCGTCAGACAATTCAAGAATATTGTGGTAAATCCATTCATGCGACAACATCTTACTATCCATAATTTGTGTTGCTACACCAACTTTTTCCTTCCACAAGTTTAACTTTTCTTGTTCGTAAACAACTGATGGGTTGGTAAGTGATAGTTCGAAATCAATCAAATCTTCGTCAGTGAAGCCTTGGACGTACAGATGAATGATTGCAATCTTGGTAAGTTCCGATACCATTACTCGTTGTACACGTTCAATAGTGCGTGCAAAACGAACATCTTGTGCCGCTAATGTTGCCTTACCACTAATATCTTCTTCGTACCCAATAAATGACTTCGGTACTTTAAATGCTGCCATTAACTTATTACGAAGGTATTCAATATCTTCAATTGCATTGAATTGGAGACCTGGAAGATTTTGAATGTCTGTTCCAGAGTCCTTACCACGAACTGGCATATAGAAATCTTCTGTAATATTTTGCATATTGTATCGAAGATTATAATCACCTGTTTGTGGATCAACCAATGGTGTTTTCTTCATGCGGTCAATGATACGATTCATAAATGTATCAATTTCCGCAGGTGGAATATTTCCGATGTCAACTAAAATCTTACGCTTATCTGGTGCTCTCATAATACGATGAATTAACATCGCATCTTCCATCAATTGAAGTTGTTTCCAAACACGGCGACCACCTTCAACCATACTCTTACCATATGGGAGGAAGTTCGTATCGGACAACATTCTGAAATGTGCGACTTCGTAATTATCAAATTCGGTTTTACCTAATGCTAAGAAATCGTTTTCAATCTTAAACTTGACTGAGAATGGATTACCTGGGTCTTGTCCTTCTATACGAATAGTTTCATAGACAGATAATGGTAATACGTTCACGATACCATATTCTGGGTCGATGTCTAGATATAAAAAGAAATCTCCGTACTTAACCATGTTTCTGACCCAAGGCCAAAGGTTGAATTCAATATTCAACACATCATAGAACAAGTTATGGAGAATGTCTTGGATTTGTGTATTTTTGGAATGGATAGTTAGAATATTACCGAACTCGTCTTTGACGGTTGATTCATCTGAGTAGATATCCATTACTGATGAGATAATTGGGTCATTATCCATCATGTCATAATCACGGAATAATTGAAGGCGTGAACCTTGGAATGCTGCCGCGGCTTCGTATCGTCCGTGCGAAGAACCATATCCACCCGTCATAGACGAATAGACGCGGTGGTATCTATCAATACCGCGTCTGTTGATAAACGATTGAATATTATCTGTGTCGGCTACTTTAAGTCTTTTTCCACCAACATTACGAACTACAGTGTTAGTAGAAAATAGTTTCTTTAGTCTGCCAAATACGCTGTTATCAGCCATAACCCCTCAACTTTTAGTAGATATACAATTCGTCTATTGACTTGATAACCATTTCAAGAACTGTTGTATCTAACCCCTTCGTTGGTTTTTGTAATAGACTATTTAGTGTTTCACGTAAATCCCGAGCTGGCATCACCACGGTTGCCAATTCGGTCATGTGCCATTCGGACATCGTATTGTAATTATATGGCATTTCATTGACCTTAGTGATACCTGCCAATAATTCTGCTGCCATCTTCATTACTTTATCTTCTTGTGCTTCTTTCAAAGTTGGAACTAACTTTTCAAGTAATGCGACTAAACGCATTGAATTGATACGGTTTTCCTTACCAGCTTCGGTGATTAAATCTGTGAGCTTAATCATGTTTCTTCTCCTTATCTAATGCTTTTCGCATTTTCTTGACATCTTTTGGTTTCGGTGCGCCTCGAATGACCCCACCAGGTCCAACTAATCCCATTGCGGGTGCTGCGGCTGCTGGTGCTGCT